CCAAGCTTCCTTGGGAGGGGTCTCAAGGAAGGCCATAACATCCATCAAATCAGATGAGTGTTGTGAGCCCACCGGAGGGAGTCATTCGAGTTTATCCTTTGCGGGACTCGGGTGGCTCCCTCCACTTACTTTCTTTATCTGTTTCAGACATTGGGAGAACCATGCGATTTACCCTAATCGTAGGAATTGTCCTGAATGAACTATGGGAGGAATGGGTTGCCAGTAGAGCTACGCCCACACCAGGAGGACGCGCTGGACAAGCTCAAGAACGGTTCCATCCTGTGGGGTGGCGTGGGCACCGGCAAGTCTCGTGTCGCAATGGCCTACTACGAACTAAGGGAATCCCCAAAGGACGTAGTGGTTATCACCACAGCCAAGGTCCGCGATTCCGGCACGTGGTTCGAAGAAGCCGCGGCATTTGGTGTTGGACAAACGGAGGGCGCTACCGTCCAGGGGATCATTTCGGTCGATAGCTGGAACAACATCGATAAGTACGTAGATCGAGAAGGTTGCTTCTTCATCTTCGACGAGCAGAGATTGGTAGGCAATGGCAAATGGGTGAAGAGTTTCCTCAAGATCGCCAAGAAGAACCGGTGGATTATGCTGTCGGCGACTCCGGGCGATACGTGGTTGGACTACATCCCTGTCTTCGTGGCACATGGGTTCTACAAGAATCGAACCGCGTTTACGAGAGAACACGTGGTGTACAAACCATTTATGAGGTATCCCGTGGTTTCTCACTATGTATCGACTGGGAAACTTTTACAACTCCGTAGTCGCATCCTGGTGGAGATGCCGTACGCGAGGCAGACGACCCGGCATAACGAGACGGTAGTAGTGTCGTACGACAAGGAGATGTACGACATGATCGTCAAAGAACGGTGGAACATTCTGGAGAATCGACCCATTCAGGACGTTTCAGAGCTCTTCCACCAGCTGCGGCGCGTAGTGAACAGCGATCCTAGCCGCGTAGAGGCCGTTTCCAAGCTGTCTAAGCGGCATCCGCGACTCATAGTGTTCTATTCCTTCAATTACGAGTTGGAGGCCCTTAGAACGGCTAATTTTGGAATTCCGGTCGCTGAGTGGAACGGCCACAAGCACGAAGAACCGCCCGAAACGGACAAATGGCTCTATCTGGTGCAGTATGTGGCCGGCTCAGAGGGCTGGAATTGTGTCACTACCAACGCAATTGCCTTCTACAGCCTGACATACAGCTATAAGAACTGGCATCAGGCGCATGGCCGAATTGACCGCCTAAACACGGAATTTTCGGACCTTTACTACTACTGCCTCAGATCCAGAGCCAAGATCGATACAGCAATTTATCGCTGTTTGCAGGGAAAAAGGTCGTTTCAGGAGTCCCGCTACGACGTCAAAGGGCTGTGACACTGCCAAGCTAATTTCTTTTCTGATCGCCCGACCCAATATCTAAAATAGACATTAGGATAGGGTATAGAATAGTTTCTGACTCAAAGTGGTGTCACATCCCACAAGGTAGCGCCTTGCCCAAGGCACGTGTCTTGCCCAAGGCCTAAAGGAGAAACATGGAGCACGTCCCAGCAGTTGCGAACGTTTCAATCTCGTCGATGGTGCAGTATCAGCCTGAGTGTAGTTGTGGCTGGAAAGGCTGGAAGTGTGCGTCTAAGTCTTTGGCGCAGTCCGAAGCCCTTACGCACGTTCAGGGGGTGAGAAGTGGAAACGTGGAGAACGATCCCCGACTTTCCTAGGTATAGCGTCAGTGATCAGGGTCGCGTCCGGAATGATGCGACTGAGCGCATTCTGAAGCTTAGCGTGAATCGTGAGGGGATTCTCAATGTTGGCATGATGCATTGCGGAACTCAGTTTCGTCGTTCTGTTCCGTTGCTCGTTGCTCGTGAGTTCGTTCCTGGGGGTACGGAAGTCTTTGACACCCCCATCCATCTGGACGGAGATCCGTTCAACTGTTACGCCAACAACTTGACTTGGCGTCCGCGTTGGTTCGCGGTCAAGTACAAGCAGCAGTTCACTGATGGTTATGGTGTACTCATCAATCGCACTATCCGGAACATCAAGACTGGTGAGGAGTTTCCGGATTCGTTCGAGTGCGCCAAGTGGTATGGGATCCTTGAGTGGGATCTCCAACAGGCCATCGAGCAGCGTACGTATGTGTGGCCGTTGTACCAGCAGTTCGAAGTTTTGTAATAGACATTACCTCGGGGCTAATACATGCTTTCTAATAGGAGTACATGGGTTTTATTCTTTGTCCGCCTTGTCCGAGGAGGCAACATGACCGAGGCGCAGTACCAGAAGAAGGTCATCCGAAAGCTCGAGACCATCTTCCCGGGCTGCGTCGTCATCAAGAACGATCCCTCATATCAGCAGGGCATTCCGGATTGGACCATCTTGTTCGGAACGTGTTGGGGGATGCTCGAGATCAAGAAGTCTTTGACCGCGCGCCGGCAGCCCAACCAGGACTGGTGGGTCAACCAGTTCCGCAACATGTCGTTCGCTGCATTCATCTGTCCGGAAAACGAGGAGGCCGTTCTGAATGAACTTCAAGCGGCATTTGCGTCTTGCGGGCGAACATGCGTTCCTCAGTCCTAGCCAGTACCACTGGATCAATTACGATCCTGATCGTCTGACTCAGCGATGGTACACCTGGCAGAGAACGAAGTACGGGACCGAGGCACACGAGTTTGCGGCTACGCAGATCAACAACAAGATCGTGCAAGAAGATGATTCGACGATGCTTGCGCAGTACATCAACGATTGCATCGACTTCAACATGCAGGCTGAGGTACTCCTGTACTACTCAGACAACTGCTTCGGTACCGCCGATGCGATTTCGTTTGAACGCAACATTCTGCGTATTTCCGACCTCAAAACTGGTGATAGTCCAACATCAGAGCATCAGCTCGAAGTCTATGCCGCGTTGTTCTCCCTGGAGTATGACGTGGATCCTTACGACATTGAGATCGAGCTTCGGATCTATCAGCACGACGACGTACGCGTTTACGATGCTGAGCCATTCGACATCATGAACATCGCGAAGAAGATCATCATCTTCGACCATCGGATCGAACAACTCAAGAGAGAGGAGGCGTCGTGATCCGGGAAGTCTCGGAGGAAGAGTTCCTACGGCATTACGGCACTCCCCGTAAGTCTGGTCGATACCCTTGGGGTTCTGGCGAGAATCCTCAGGGTGCTCGTGACTTCTTGGATGATGTTGCGGACCTCAAGAAGAAGGGTCTGTCCGAGAAGGAGATCGCCGACGGTTTCAACATGTCCATCGCTCAGCTTCGTGCCCACAAGTCTGTGGCGTCGAATCAGGAGCGTCAGGCGAAGTATCGTGAAGTTACGAAACTCGCTGACAAGGGCATGTCGAATTCCGCCATCGCTCGCCAGATGGGGCTCAACGAATCCACAGTTCGTGGTCTTCGTGCACAGGCCGATAAGGACAATGCGGACGTTCTGACTGCTACGGCCGACATGCTTCGTCGTCAGGTCGACGAAAAGGGCTTTGTCGATGTTGGGGCTCAGGTTGAGCGAGATCTGCCTATTGGCGGAGTCAATGTCGGCATTTCATCGACCAAGTTCAACACCGCTCTCGCAATTCTTCAAAACGAGGGCTACATGGTGCATCCGTTGAACGTTCCTCAGTTGGGTACGGGCAAGGACACCAGAATGAAGGTTCTTGCCAAGCCTGGGACTACTCAGAAGCAGGTTTGGGAGAATCGGGGCAACATTCGGCAGATCCAAGAGCATTCTGAGGATGGTGGTCGCACCTATCTCGGAATCAAGGATCCTCTGTCTGTCAGCTCCAAAAGAGTGGGCATTCGGTACGCCGATGAAGGTGGCGCTGATGCAGATGGCGTCATCTACGTTCGTCCTGGTGTAAAAGACCTTTCCATGGGCAAGGCCAATTACGCTCAGGTTCGTATCAAGGTCGATGGCACGCATTACCTCAAGGGAATGGCCGTTTACAAGGACGACCTTCCTGAGGGCGTGGATCTCGTCTTCAATACGAACAAGAGTCGTAAAGAGGCCCCGTCTAAGCACGATGCTATGAAGGAGCTCAAGGACGATCCTGATAACCCGTTTGGGGCGACGATTCGTCAGATCAAGGATGATCATGACAACGTGACCTCGGCTTTGAACATTGTGAATGAGGAAGGTCAGTGGGACGACTGGTCCAAGAGCCTTCCTTCTCAGATGCTCTCAAAGCAGCACCCTAATCTGGCCAAGTCTCAATTGGCCGTTACTAGGGAGCGTCGTCAGCGCGAATTCGACGAAATTTCGAATCTGACCAATCCTGTGGTCAAGAAGAAGCTTCTCGAGACGTTTGCTGATGAAACGGACTCTGCATCTGTCCATCTCGCTGCTGCGGCCATGCCAAAGCAGGCAACTAAGGTTCTGTTGCCTGTTCCTCAGATGAAACCGCATGAGATCTATGCACCGTCCTTTGAGGATGGTACGCATGTCGCTCTAGTGCGCTTTCCGCATGGTGGCACTTTCGAGATCCCTCGTTTGACCGTAAACAACAAAGTTCCTGCTGCAAAGAAGCTTCTGGGCACTGCAGCCAAGGATGCTGTTGGAATCCATCATTCTGTAGCAGAACGCCTTTCTGGTGCAGACTTTGATGGAGATACGGTCTTGGTCATCCCTAACAATCAAGGGAAGATCAAAAGTACCCCCCCTCTCGAAGGACTGAAGGGGTTCGACGCTAGGCGTCAGTATGGGCCCTACGATGGTATGCGTACCATTGATGGTGGTGTGTACAACGCTTCTGCTAAGAAGGCCGAGTTCCCTTCTGGTAGTAAGAAGGATCCTGGTATGAAGGGCAAGGAGATGGGTAAGATTACCAATCTCATTGCTGACATGACAGTTCATGGTGCATCATCTGACGAGATTGCTAGAGCAGTCCGTCATTCCATGGTTGTCATTGATGCTGAGAAGCATCATCTGGATTACCGGGCTTCTGAGAAGCAGAACGGAATCCCTGCTCTCAAGACCAAGTATCAGGGTGGTCCTCGTGCTGGAGCTAAGACTCTCATCACCAGGTCTACTGCTGAGACTAGGGTTGCTGAGAGAAAGCAGGGATACAAGGTAGACCCTGAGACAGGGCAGAAGATCTACACTGAGACTGGGCGTACTGTTGTAGATCGTAGTACTGGTAAGGCTGTGCCTAGGACTACTAAGTCTAAGCGTCTTGCTGAGACTCAGGATGCGTACTCTCTCATAGATGGTCCAGGTACAGAGATTGAACGTGTCTATGCTGATCACTCTAATGAGCTAAAGGCTATGGCCAATGAAGCTCGTAAGGAGATGATCAGTACTAAGCCTGTTCCTTACTCCCCCTCTGCCAAGAAGGTGTACTCAGCAGAGGTTGCTTCACTCAACTCACAGTTGAATGTAGCTCTCAAGAACGCCCCCCGTGAGAGACAAGCCCAGGTCCTTGCGAATGCCGTGGTATCCCAGAAGCGTCAGGCTAATCCTAACATGGATTCAGCTGATGTGAAGAAGATCAAGAATCAAGCATTGGCTGAGATGCGTGTTAGAACTGGTGCGAACAAGACACGCATTGACATCACTGATGCTGAATGGGATGCGATCCAGGCTGGTGCTATCAGTACCAACACACTCACCAAGATCCTCAGCAATGCTGACATGGATAGAGTGCGCGCCCTAGCCACACCACGGCAGCCTACTGTCATGACATCTGTCAAGCAGAGCAGAGCCAAGCAGATGCTGGCATCGGGCTACACACAGGCTGAAGTAGCCAGGCAGTTGGGTGTAGCACCAAGCACACTCAAGTCCTTCATCGCAGGAGAAGAGTGATGGCTGAGCCAGACAGTAGTACACCACTGGATACCACTGAGCTGTACATGCTGACAACAGTGGACAATCCATACAACCCATTCACTGAGTGGGATGACTGGTACTCCTTCGACATGAGCAAGGGATACCACACCCCTGGCCTGATCGCCAGGCTTACGTTCGATTCAGAAGAGTTGAGTGATGCCGACCAGACCCTCGCGGTCCAATTGGCAATACGGGAGATCGCCCAGGAGAACGCACTTGGTCTGTACAGACTTGTGTCAGAAGAAAATTTTCTTCCGGGCTCGCCACTTCCTGATTCTGTCTGAGAATTTTGTAAAAAAATTTTTCAGCCAGGGGGGAGGGGGCAAAAAAAAGTCACCCCCGTTTTGAAT